CGTCTCGTCATGGTTGCCCGGAACTACTGGAATTATTAACTCTTCACATAGTGGGGCAAACGCCTTAACCCACGCCATTAAAACTCGACGTCCTATGCGTACCTGCTGGGTAACCCCTAAATCACTACGCCCCAATACTTTTCCGTTTTGGCTTGTAGAACCCTCAATACAATCGCCTAACTGAGGTAAGACTACTGTTCCTATGTTTCGCCCAATCTTTAGCAGTTCTTTGTGGCGAGCAACTGACTCATCTATAGCGTTCATAACTCTAGCCACAGTTGCCTCTGTTCCACCACCCGCATCTTTTCCATATTGGGTGTCACCAATTGCGTAAATAGCAAATAAAGGCCCTGTTGCTTTATCAACTTTTGTAGGCTTCCATTTACTAATACTTGCTACCAACTCATTGTAATCAAGGTCTTTATCACCACGTGCTTGATAAGCAGGCTTTACTGATACTCGTGCTGCTTCTAACCACTCACCATCGTAACGTTGCCAACGGCTTTTACGAACGCTAACTACTACCCAAGCAGCAGGGTCTAAATCAAAATCTTTAAACATATCTACGGCATCTGGAAGTTCTCCAGCATTGTGTGGCACAGAAACAAAGTATCCGCCATCAGGACCAATATCTAAACGAGCCCTATAGTCTTGCGGTACATTAGATTTTTTAGCATCAGCCTCTAAACCATTTAAATCCGCTGTTATTAAAGCTTTTTTTAATGCGTTTAGTTTTGCTGACATGTACAGTACCCCCGTAAGTGTGAACGAAATGCTGTTAAACCAAGTGGCAAATAACCACCTTCGCTCAACTCTTTAAATAACACAGCCAGCTTTATGTTTTTGCTATTTTCTTTAATTAACTCAAGAGCTTTTTGTTCTTCTTCGGAAAGTGTATTTATCCAAAGGGCTGCGTTGCACTTCTTTGACGGACCTTCTAAATGCTTGCTTAGAATATCTAACACGTATGCTCCCTCGTTGCAACTGTGATGAATCTGCAACTCGTCAAAGCCTAGCACAAAGTGGCAACAAAAAACCCTCGGCAACTGAGTGCCGAGGGCTTTTAGTTGGGCCTGTGTTAGGCCATGGAATCGTTCATAGAATCGTCGAAATTAGGACGTGAACGGTTCACAGCGGATGACAATAGTCTTCCGTTGCCCTGGGTAGCACCAGCTTCTGGAGCGGCGTACGAAGGCATTTTTGCTCTAATTCCATAAGTTGCACCGTTACGACCTTGAGCGTTTGGGCTCAGCACGTTTGAACGTGAAGGTTTTGGTTGTGCATAAGGGTCGCCAGCTTGTGCGCCCTTTTTCTTAATAAGTGTTCCTTTTTCAGGCATTGCTACAACAGGCTTTGCGCTTGATGTAACTGATGGCGCTGTAGAGTTTGGAGCGATGTTCTTTGTGCTCTTTGTTGAATCTTTCATTTAACTTCCTTTGGCCTAAAGGGTTTATCAAACAATAACTGTTTTATTATTATTTGTCTGTACTAACTAGCTGTTACCACAAATACGATAGCTGAAATCTGACCGTCGTGTGACTCAATCGAGGCAAACCCCGGAATACAGACTAGGTCTAAGCCTCGTGGGGCGGTGTAGCCTCGAGCAATAGCAATTGCTTTAACTGCTTGATTTACTGCTCCTGCGCCTACAGCGCGAATCTTGCAGGTACGGGTTTCATAAATACTGTGGGCGATAGCAGAAGCTAGCGATTGAGGGTTAGACCCGGCGCTTACCCTTAAAATGTTCTCTTCTTCTTGTGGTGTCTCTGTCATGTTTTGCTCCTTGGGTTACGAATGTTGTTAGGTTCAAGAAGCAATTGTGAGGTGTATTCGCGGGTTTTTCAGCGTAAACCTACTAATTTATAGGCGGTCTAACGGGGTTGGGGCTAGCGCGTAAGTGCCGCAAATGGCACATTCCATCTGTAAAAGGTAAGAAGATATCTCGTAATCCTCAAAAGAAACCTTGACATTCCATAGGCTTGACTCGCACTTAGGACATTCATGGCAAACCTCGTTTTCGTAATCCATGTTGCCTGTGTAATCAGGCTTTAATTGCCTAATTGAGGGCATCGTCTTTTCTCCAATGTAGAAAGGACTTAACGTACACAATTCCGTAGGCAACAGCGGCAACTATAAATCCGTATTGTTCTGTTGTTAAAGCGTAAATAATCCAAAGGCACTCATTAACACATAAAACAAGCCAACCCCATATTGTTTTACGTCCTACAAGAAAGATTCCAGAAACACCGATAGTTGCAAGAATCCAAGACCAATACTGCATCACCCTTGGCCGCCCCAACCGCCACCTTTAAACTGTACTGCTGGTGGTGTGTAGACCTTAGTCATAAAATTACCGCACCTATCGCAAGCTGGTCGTTCAACGGAATCAAATGTTAAATGCATTTCCACGGTAGAGTCACACGGCATGCAAACAAAATCATAATTAGGCATCTTACTTCTCCCTGAACTTTGGGTCTTGCAATTTGTCGTACACTTCTTTTTCAACTTCTCTAGTGTGACTACCGGAAACTAAATGAGCTAAGCCGTATGAGTCAGCAGCATTGTCGTCGTTAAACTCTACGCCCCATTTCTTGTACACGCTTAACAACATTTGACTTTTAGACACGGAGTTACCTTTACCCGCTACGTACTTCTTAAGGTTAGTAGGAGGAACAATTAAAGGGTATTGGCCTTGGCGGTCATTAAAGTAAGAGTAGAGACTAAGTTTTACAATCCCGCCAAGTTCTCCAGCCATATTAGCCATTTGGCTTCCAAAGGCATACCCTTCCATACAGGTATCTTTAATATTATTGCCCTGCTCTTCAACTACGTTAAGTGTCTCAGTAGTTGAAACGTAAACTAAAGCTAAACGGCGAATTCCCATATCTTCAAATCTTTTTACTGTGGTTATGTAAGAACCATCGGTGCCTAAAAAGGTCATAGCGAATCCACTATAGGACTGGTCTATGCCTAGGTAGGCATCTACACCCTCGGTTAGCCCTGGGCCAAATGACTTTACTTTCATGGAAACATTCTATCGCTGCGGTTACGCAGGCTTGAAGTACGTCTAGTTAACTCTCGGCTGACCAAGGCGGTGTCTCGCTCTACGTTATTTACCATTACTTCAAGGAGTTTGCGGTAGTTGTACCGCGCAGAATGAATCTCCTTTAGCTCAACAACCTTTGGGTTTGTAGCCACATGCGCTTTTACCAATGAAGCTAAACTAGTTTTACCTGCGTAAGACTGCAAGAAGGCAACACCCTCTTCGTAATCTAAACTACGTTCTGAGTCTCGTTCGTCAATCATGGCACAAGCAAACTGTGTAGCTAAAAAGTTGTTGTAGGCAGTTAGTTTTGAAAACAATAACATTAAATCTTCATCGCCAATTTCCGTAATATCAATTGGAAGTTCTGGCGTTTCCATCTTCATAGTGGTTCTAACTTGCAACCCCTGATGCTTAAGCACTTCTAAAACGACATCCCCGTGACCCGGTTGAATATGCATATCAGCCATTGGCTTCCTCCTTGTAAGGTGTGCATTTATAACAGCCTACTTCACCATTAATATTACACCCAGGAGCTTCCTTAGCGTCAAGTCTAGACATTAAGTCTTCACAGGCCTCTAAAATTGTTGTAATACCAAAATCGCTCTTCTTAACAACAAACTCTTTTGGCTCTTGAGAAGATTTGTTCTCATACAAAAACAGTGCTTCTTGTGGCTGGTGCTCTAAATTAATTAACTCTGCTAACTTCATATACATCTGTGCCTGCATTATGTGGCTCATAAATGGGGCTTTAAGAACCTTCCACATAGCTTCAATCTCACCGTTATGTGCGTACATTAACTCAGGCGCTTCAAATCTAAACGTTCCTGCACCTACGGATTTAATCTCTAGCAACAGTGGCTCACCAAGACCTAACAAGATACCGTCTGCATGGCCCGAAATTCTAAGGGGGTCATACATTAAAGACACTTCTTTGTAGGAATGAGACTCGCCGTTGCAAACTGCACACGGGTCAACGCCCATACCCCAGTTAACTAACCCACATGAATCACAGGAGTACTTACCGTAAAGTCTGCCCATTTCGTGAAAAATAGTTTGCCAGCCAGCGTGAATGTCGTGGCCAAGTTGAAACACACGTTTTTGTCTCAAACTTGTCTTGTATTTACTTGGGGGAGGGGGAAACCCTAATAACTGAAAGTAAGAAGAGCGATGACACCAGTCTGATTTAATAATTTCAGAGGGGTGTAAAACAGTTGTAGAACGGCTCATGTCTTTTGGATGCGTCATAACATGCCGCTCAACAGACCCCAAGACTCTGCTAGGAATCTTACTTATATTAGCAAAGTCTTTTAGTGAGCCACTCATGGTTTGTTTTTGTTAACCCATTCTTCTAATGTTGTTCCGTGTTTTTCAGCTTTCCTTCTTAACGCATTTCTTTCTCTGTGGCTAAGCCCGCCCCAAATACCGTGCTGCTCGTCATTACTTTCTGCGTAAAGTAAACAAGCAACCCTTACTGGACATTCTGGCAGACCATCTTTACCTAAGCAAATTGATTTTGCTTGATTAGCAATTACTTTATATAAATCTTTATCTCGTGGTGGAAACCACATTTCAGTGTCGTAACCTTTGCATTTAGCATCGTAACGCCACTTTTCTATTCCTTCATCTTCGTACAAGAACACTCCTGAAGTTTATGGCGCAGCTCCAGGAAGTCGTCCTCTAATAACAAAACATAGTTCTCTTCATTAAGATGAAAACCAAGGACAGGCATTCGACCATCAAGAATTGCTTCTGTGACAATCTTTTCTAGAACCGCAGCCTTTACGGATACGGAAGCTTTGCCAGTCCACTTATGCTCTACAAGCAAATCTTTAGACCTGACATCACCTTTTCGACTCCAGAATGCTCCGCTTGCAGCAGTACGCTGCCCGCCGATTTTCTTAGCGAGTCTATCCTCGTGCTTCCTTGATTCTTTTTGTCCTTTACTCTTCATCGTCAGGTTCTACTACGTACTTAGAACCAGCTTTGACAGTTTCAAGAACATCCTTCTCCAGTGTCTCTCGGAGGTCAATCTCCTCCTTGATAGAGCTAACCATAGCATCTGCGCCCTGCCACTGCCGTTCCGCATATCGGTAGTACGCACCTGCTCTTACGATGACCTTGTTAATAATCCCAAGGGCCACAATTTCCTTAGCAAAATCGTATTCGCCTGGGGCTACAGTGCCACCATCAGCAAAGTAGAAGTCAATATAACCAACCTGTGATGGTGGGGCCGACTTGTTTTTGATAGTTCGGGCCTTGATAGTCTGGCCTACACGACGTTTAGAGTCGCCAGTGCCTACTTCAATCCAGTCATCTCGTTTAATCTCAACGCGGGTAAAGTAACTGTAGTTTTTGCCCTTACCGCCCGGAGTAGTTCTAGGGTCACCGTACATAACTCCCACACGGTCACGCCATTGATTAATCATAATGCCGATAAACGGGCGCTCTATTTCAATAAGGCTGCGTTTTGAAGCAAGACCAACCTTACGGAAAAACTTATTAGTTAGGAGCGCTCCTCGTCCGACTGTGTACTCATCCATTTCTTTCTCATCTTCCGCTCCTGGAACAAGAGCAGGGAGTGAGTCAATAACAATGCAATCAGCACCCTTGCTTTCAACGACTTGAATAACCGCTTCATAAGCTTCCTCCATAATATTCGTAGATATAACAAACACGCGGTTAATGTCTACACCGCATAGCTCTGCGTAAGAAGGAACCCACTGCTCTGCAGCAACCCACACAGTTGTAAACTCTGGGTCTTTCTTTTGATTAGCAGCAATAGTTTTAAGCGCAATAGCTGTCTTGCCGTTGGACTCTTCGCCAACAATCTCGTGCCATTGATTGGTTGGCCAACCCCCACCTAACGCTACATCTAACGCAAGTGAGCCTGTTGTAACACGACCAATTAGGTCGTCTCTTATGTCTGTTCCAATTACTACTGTCTCTGGCCCAAACTTTTTATTTAACTTAGCAATTACTTTTAATAGTTCTGGATTCATTGTTGACTTGGTCATTACTCAAGCTTACCAATAATTGTTGTGGGGTTCCAACCGCCACTCGCTACTTGTACCGCGGCTTGAACAGGTCCTGTTGGTTGAGGGCCACTTACTATGCCTTTACCCATACCTGAACCGCTTTGTTGAATTGGATACCCACAGTCATAACAACGCGCTCTACCGCCACCAGCAGCAGAGTAGTTACCGCTTCCACATCCTGGACAATTGTTAGATGCAACTGGTGGTGTGTACTGGGGCTGTTGTGGCTGTTGCGGTTGGTACACGGGCTGTTGCGGGGGTTGAGTTGCTTCTGGTCGTGGTGCTGGGGCAGCACCTAATTTATTAGCCCACCAATTACTACTCATCGTCATCCTCCTTGTTTGCTCCGTAAATTGATAGAAAATCGTAAGACTTGTTTAAAAACCCTAACTCAAGTGCTGCAGAAAAAGCAGCAACTAAGGCAGCAAATGATACCTGTTGGTACAGCCCCTCCATTAACTTAGGTTCAATCTCAGACACATCTTCTGTTTCAATGTCTTGTAATTGAATTGTACTTATAGCTTTAGCGTTAATAGCGGCAATCATTTCAAAGAAGGGAAGAAGACCAACTATCTCGTCTACTCTAGTTTCGCTTTCACCCATCTCATACTCTTCGCCCTCTTCACTTACAGGCATTAAATCAAAAGCCCGAAATAAATGATTAGGCTCTTCAATGCCTAAGTCGTAGCAGTACCACCTAATTAAAGTGCTAAGCGGAATCTTATTACTGTATACCTGAGGTTCGTCTTCTTTTTTCCAAAACTTCCAACTCACTTGGCTTCTCCCCAACGTTGAACCGTTGTGATATCAGCAATTAGTGGGACGTTTAAAATGTCTATGCCTTCCATTGCAGTTCTAATGGCGTCCTCGGTTTCTTTAACAAGATGGTCTGGGCACAGCGTAACTAGCTCATCGTGAACGGTCAAGATTAGCTTAGACTCTACTGGAAGCAGGCCGTGAGCACGGACCATAGCCAGTTTAATAATATCTGCTGCTGAACCTTGGATTCTAGTGTTAAAAGCTTGACGCTCAGCTCCAGCTCTAACCATCCGGTCATTAGAGTTAATTTCAGGAAGATAGCGCTTACGCCCTAAAATTGTGTAAACATACGCTGGGTTACTAGCACGGGTAACGGCTAAGACCTTTAAGCGGTACTTGTTTACCGCAGAAAACGTCTTAGAAAAGTCGCCTAGTAGGTCCTTGGCCTCTGTTACAGAACAACCAATGGAACGAGCAATCTTATCTGGGCCAACGCCGTAAGCCATAGAAAGAACAAGGACCTTTCCAGCCTTTCGGTCAACGCCCATTGTGTCTCCAACTGTGGTGTATATGTCTTTACCCTCTAAGTAGTTAGACATCATAATTGGGTCCTCAGACATAGACGCAATAACTCTCGGTTCAATCTGAGAGTAGTCGGCTACAACTAATTTGTAACCTTCTGGCGCATAAAATAAATTACGAATAGATTTGCCGTGCGCTGTGTGGGGTGCAGGTACGTTTTGAAGATTAGGGTTACGACTTGAAAACCGCCCTGTCTCAGCACCGTGTTGGATAAAGTCGCAATGGATTCGACCGTCAATAAGAAGGCTGTCTTTATGCTCAACCTTAGATTTTCCACCAGTAGTTCTTGTGACATCGCCACCTAGGTAAGGAACTACATATGTAGTAAGCAACTTGTTTAAGTCTGCGTAAATAAGTAACGCGGTAACTAAAGGGTCCTTATCTCTATAAGGTTCTAAAGCCTCTGCTGCAACAGAATAGTCTTCATAAGTTAACTCTTTGCCTTCTTTATCTCGCGTATTTCCACGCAGAGTTAATACCTTTGGAGTCAGCCCTCTGCCACCTTCTGCCTTTGGGGCGTAAAGTAAATGCTGTTTCTCTTGGTTTGAGTTCATATTGAACTGACGCCCTGCAGCAATAAAAACTTCTGCTTTAGCTTTGTCAATATCTTCTACAAGTTTTTCGTGAAGTTCCTCTAAAACAACCATATCAATTGGTGCTCCAGTAAGTTTCATAGAACATAGGACGTTTAAAACATCCATCTCTAACTTCATTACTTTTTGTAAATTACTATCAGTAAGTCTAGGGTTTAAGTTCTTCCACAGTAAAAACGTGTACTTTGCGTCAAGGTACGCATACTTAGCTACCTGAGTAAAAGAGTGCTTCTCAACTTCTTTACCCACACCCTTAACCATGTGATAACCAAACTCACGGGCTAAAGAATCGGCTAGACCTACTTTATTTTTGTTCTTGTTATCTAAGATAAAGGAACCAATCATTGTGTCAAAGTACGGACCTACTGGGTATTTGTTTCCGTAATACTTTGCTACAGAAGTTAAATCAAAGAGTAAGTTATGCCCTACTTTTAAAATGTTAGGGTCAAACATAAGTGGTTTTAAAGCCGTAAACACATCGGCAGGAAATAACTGTTGTGGCGCATCATCAAATACATACGTTGCTTTTTTAGCATCTCGGGAGTAGTCACTAGGTCTGGCAGGGAGCCCCTTTTCTACGCGTTTTTCTCCCTGACCAGTTAGTGGATAAACCACATCTAGTAACTCTCCGTGAGGATGTCCCATTGGGATAACGTCTGCTCGCCCGTGTGTGGCTAACGTAATCCACAAAACCTCATTTATTGGAGTATCACCACGACGGTCTCCTACAGTTTCAACGTCATACGCAAAGGCATCAACCTTTAAGTAGTGGTCAACTAATTCCTGTAGTTGTTCTTTAGTCGTAATGATATTCATGCTTACCCCTTTAAAGGTCTAAGAACTGGGGACTCCAGAAAGGGGGTGAAAGAAAGCCCCCAGCCCTTAGACAGCTAGTTTGCTTAAGCTAACAATGAGTTGGCAATTTCTTCCAACTCTGCCCATGAATGAGTTTTAATGTCATCCTTGGTATAGCACACCATTTGTGCGATTGCTGCTTCGGCTGCTGCTTCATCAATGCCCCAGTCCTCTTGGAGGTCTCGGCCCTTGATTGCGTTTAGGTGATAAACAGTTTGCTGCATCTTACCTGTACGACTAAGTGCCCAGAAATTTTTGTTCAAAGGACCTTGAGGTGAGAAGTGTGCAGCATGTAGTGTCTTATAAAGACGCGGTGTAGCAATCATCATCTGACGCTGTGGACCGCCTGGAGCGCTAAGGTTAACGACGGTAAACGCACGCTTGTCCTCAGGCTTGCTATTAAGTTTGGTGCACAACGGGTCGTTAGCGCCAAGAGAAATGTATGAACGACGACCAACAGTTTTTTGCTGTAGGAAGTGTTGCTTGTATGTTGCGAAAGGACCATCTGGGTCAAGGAACTTAATAACTTGGAAATCTTCTCCAAGTTTTAGTTCGACTGGGAAATCACCTGCTGCGCCTGCTAATTTTTCAGCGGCATCCCAACCTGATTGAACTGCTGTTGATGAAGCCGCAACTGGGCGGTCTTCGATTACAAACGCTTCAACTTCTGAAACGTATTCGTCTGCATTTGGAACTCGATTGATTGACATATATTTCCTTTGTTTTAGTTGTTTTCTGTTTCCGTTGCTCGGATTTTATCCCAAGCCTCGGCTATCTCAGTTATGAGGTGCCGGTTAGTAGACCATTCTATACGCTTTGCCGTAAGTACGCCAGCTTTATTAAACAGTTCTACCGTTACCTCAATCATTGGTCTTGTGTACAAGCGCTTACCTTGTACCTCCTTACCGTTTTTGTCAATTGTTGACGCCAATCGGTAAGGAGATGTAGGTAGGTAACCCTCGCCCATCCACGCACGTAGTGTAATGATAGGGCGACCTAAAGCATTTGCCAACGCTCCAAGAGTAAACATCTCCACACTAGTTCCGTTGGGTAGTGTTTTAATGACTGGTTTAGAGTCCCACTCAACTTGTACCTTTTGTGGTTTTACATCTTCTCGGCGTTTGCGTTTACTGCCTGGATAAAAATTATCCAAGTCAGCAAAAGTTGATTCGATAAAGTCTTCGGCCATATTAAACGATAAAGGCGTAGATAACTTTTTCGGGGAACATAGCGTCAATGTCTGCTTCTGTTAGTTCATTGCGGTAGAACGAAGCCATAATCTCTGCTTCATCTAACGTAGGAACCATCTTGACACAGCGCTCTGTTAAACCTTTTTCTTGGATAATTTTTTCTGCAATATCCATGTCAAGGTTTTTAATAACTTTTCGTTGATGAGTGATTTTATCAACACCAGTTATTTTGTCGTCTACCTCAAGGACAATGTGACCTTTTGAGTCAACTTCGCCGTATTCTTTAAGTAGGTCAATAAGACGAGTCTTGATATCTTTTTGACGGTTTGTAAGGAGATTAATTTCATCCTTAAGCGACACAAACTGTTGAACGTTACGTGTTAAATCTTCTTTGTTTAGAGACATGTTCAACCCCTTTCGAGGTCAAAGATAGTCGAAGATTTATTTAGCTGTCAAGCTGGTCTAGGTAATCCTCTAGGGCCTTAACTATGATGCTGGTCACAGTTACCTTCTCAAGGGCAGCCTTCTTCTGAACTGCGGTCCAAAGGTCATCTGAGACGCGGATAGTACGCGTAGGGGTCTTAGGTGCGTTAGGCATTCGACAATTATACCGAGGATAGGCGTAGGAACCCGCTTAAACTGCCTACGCTCATAGTTACTCCGCCAGCCTCATTTATGCCCGTACCG